GGCGCTGCAACAATATCGACAGTGACCGGCGATGCTTCGCCTTCAACCCGCCTCGGACGCCCGCGCCGTTTAATCTCATCAGTCATCGAAAGACCTCTTTGGTTTATGGGCTTTTAGCACAAATACGAACGCATCGCCAATATATTCACTATGTATGGCTTGGAAGTCGCCATCCCATAGCCAGCGGAAGTCCGTCATGGCCGTTTTGCCGATCTGCTTGTGATAGTGTTCTTGGTTCAGGAACACCAGCGAGCCGTCATTGATAACCCGCGTATGGCTCGGATCGCCCCAAGCCCATTTACTTTCCCAGCTAGGCACGGTGGCGTAAAGCAGCCCGCCATCCTTCAGCACCCGGTATATCTCGGCAAAGTCCCGGAAGAATGCACGATAGTCACCCTGTGCGCCTAGATGTTCAAGCACCTCATAGGAATGCACGCTATCGAACTGGTCCGACTCCAATGGCCATGGCGTGACAGTCAGGTCATGGATAATGTCAGCCCCGCAATTTGGATCATGGTCAATCGTAACCAACTCATCCCAATCGGGACCATCAAAGCTATATTTCTTCCGCCGCGAGTTACCGCAGCCCATCAACAGTTCGCGCATTAGACCACCCATCCATTCGCCCGCTTTGGTAGCGGCCTTGAGGCTCTTGGCTCTTCATACGCAATGCAACCCAGCCCGAACGCATCGGCACTGTGGGACGCCCAGTCATGCTCAGGACCAAGCCCGATGTTGCGGATGGTGTCCCGCTTCTCATGATACCAGCCTAGCGCGGTTAGCCCGGCAGCGCACTTCTCTTCGTCAAAGCGCATCCGGTTGAACAATTCGCGCCCCTTATCGACACGCGCCATTGCCGCGCCCTTGCCTTGGTTGGGGACAACCTCGACCTCATAGCCCGCCTTCTCGAATGCCGAGCGATAGGATACGTCAATCACGCGGTCGTTCGTATCACCATCATGCGGGAGCCATATCTTGCATCGGTCGGTCGTGTAGCCCTGCGAGCGCATCCAGTTCAGATGACTATCAATCGGCTGGCCCTGCTGCTCATAGTGATTGACCCATCGAATCTCAAGCCCGACATGTTGCGCCGCCCAAAATACAAAGTTATCCGCCTTTGCGCCTGTCCCGCCGATGTCAGCATATAGCCGCACGATTAGGTTGGGTTCTTCTGGCGTGAATCCGATGCGATTATCATCGCGGGCCTTGGTTAAGTGCTGTGCAAAATAAGCGCCCTCAACAGCCTTAACAAAGTCACCCTCCCAAATATGATCATAGAGATGCGGGCGCTCTTCCTTATCGCGCAATCGGACGCGATCGAGGATGGCCGGGAACCACGGGTTATCCCGCCAGTTCATTTCCGCCACCTTCACGCGCTCATCAGACGCCAGCCGGAACCGCTTGTTAACGGGCGAGCGTTCATGCTCCGGGTTCCATGTCACCCAAAGTTCGCTATCTTCCTCACGCAGCGTTGGGATTAGCTTGACCCATGCTTCTTCCGTGACAGGCTCGGCCTCATCCACCCAGCAAAGCAGGATGCGGGCCTTGGACTTAATGCTGTCAATATTCCGATCAAGGCCAGAGAATTTATAAGACACCCGCCCGTCTTTGGTGCGGACATATTTCTCGCCAATCTCGAAATGTTGCTCAAGCCAATCTTCGGACCTGATCGCGGCCTTGACCTCTTCCAGCGATGAATCGTCAAGGCTGTTCATAAACTGGCGAGCGCATAGAATGATTCCCTCGCGCCCAGCCTGAGACCACATGAGCGCACGCACAGCCGACATCTTTGCGAATGTCCGAGTCTTGGCCGACCCGCGCCCTCCGAATGATCCACGAACGTCAGCCTCGCCCATAAAGACGGGGACCAACTTGTCCGGGATTTGGAGGCGCACCTCAGTCATTCAGGGCGAACACCATCGAGCGTGATCTTGGTGATGGTGGTTTTGAGGTTGCCTTCGATGTTGGCATCAACCTGAAGCGGCAACAACTTCGGATAAATCGTAACCCAAAAAGCCTTCTCATTGTCTGGGTTTTCCTTAGCCCAGTCCACAAGCCTCTGAGTGCCGCCAAGGCTTTCAGCGGCCAGCGCGATGGCGTCCTTGGCAATGCGAGTGGTTTTATTTGGAATACCCTTTGGACGACCCATGCCAGCGCGTGGTGGCCTTCGCTTAGAAGCGGTCACTATTTTAGTACTATCGTCCAATTTTCAACCCTCATTTTCCGCTGCATTAGCTGGGCGGTTTCAGATTCAAGATAGCCTTGAAATTCGATCTTAACCGATCCCCATTGTTATCTGCAAGCATTAACCCACAGGCCTTGGCGCAATCATCGGCCAACTCGCTGATCTGCTCGACGTTGAACTCGACCGTATTTAGTCCAGTTTCGAAATGCACGGCCTCCAAGTTCCGAAAGAAGTCGTGCAATTCATTCAACGCAAAGAGCGCATCCGCATGTTCGTCTGTGATTGCGGCTTCGGCCATGTGGGTCATTGTAGCGGATCGTTACCCAAACAGCAACCAATAGAGGAACCATAAGGGCGCGATGGCATAGCCCGCCACCATAAGCAGGACGACAAGCCCGATGATGTTTTCAATTAGCGTCCGTGTCATCATGATCCCTCTCCCTCACCCGATCCAGCGCCAGTTGCATATACCCCAGAATATCCCGGCATTGACTTTAAGGCGTCGCTCTCCCTCACTCGATCCAGTGCTAGTTGCATATAACCCATGATATCGAGGATGTTGTCCTCGTGCATACAAGACCCGTTCACCATGCGGCTGATCTTGTTGGCGACCATCTCGAGGCTCTCCTTGATCTCATCCGGCATGTCCCACCACGCGTGCCCTGAGTGCATTGCTGACTTGAGCGCCTGCGATGTGAAAGCGACCTCGGCATATTCGCCATAGACAGCCCCCCGCTCTTCCAGAATCTTTTTGATCTCATCCAACATTGAACAATCCCTTGAGATATGCCGCCACGCGGTCTTGGTCGTCAATATCCAGTTCGAAGCCCTTCCGCACGAACCGCCATAGCTTCATGTAGCTTGTGTCCGTATCCAGTGCCACTTGATGCAGGTTGCATGGCCCCAGTGCCTTGCGCAGTTGATCCTCGGTCAATTGTCATTCTCCTTTTCGATCTCATCAATGAGCGCATCAATGGTAGCGCGGATGCAATACCAAATCGCATCCTCAATATCTTCCTCTTCCGTCCCCTTGATGTTGAGGTTGGCAAAAGCCCTTTGCTTGATCTTCGCCCGGTCGATGGTCATGGGTTTCTCCCTCCAAAGCTATAATTAAAATTCACGGGCTTCCGCATGGCTAGCGCAGCGAGAAATTCCGTTGTGCGGAACGAAGCTATACCAGCGGTCATTGTTCGGCTGGTGCAACACATACAGGTCGGGTCGATAGTCGCCCGGCGTTGCCACTTTTTCAACAACGGTAAGGCCCTTGATGAAGCCGACATTTACCGTGTCGCCAATATTCCAGTTTTGCTTATTTGCCATTTTGTCTGCTCCTTGTCTCTGAAACAATCTTTACATCCACTCAGAACAGATTGCAAGAAATATTTTTATAAAATCGACTGGTATCGGTAACGCCCGCATCGGCGGTAACTGGTAACGCTCCCTATAGGGAGCGATTACGTTACGCTACCGCTCGACGCCTTGCCCCTTTTAGATTACGTTAAAAGTTACCGCTCCAAAAATATCCATATAAATCAACACTTTCTGCGGTAACTTTTTTATAGTTACCGGTAATTACCGCTAGGTTTTTGGGCTATTTTGGCCATTTCCATTTCAGCCCCCAAACTTATCGGTAGTTACCGGTAAAATCGCCTCAACTGATCGATTTTTTCGATAAGTCGGCGTTCTTGCTCATCATCAAAGAGGACGCCGCAGCATCACAAATGACCACCCAGCCATGGTCCTTTGGCTCGATAATTTCAGCGATGGTGAGTGCGCCGATCAATTTATCCTGCACGCTGGGCTTGAGATATTGCCGGGCTGATGCGTCATTGATCTGGAGTTTGTCCTTGATATATTCAAGCAATGCGGATCGCGAGATATAGGGCAGACCATCCACAACCTCAGCGCCAGACTGCCACCAGCCAGCTTCAAATAGCTTCCGCCATCCTTCCAGCTTAGACTCCTTTTTGCGCTCTGGTGGGGCATCCTCAATCGCCAGCACGGCACTGGAGACCTGTTCGCCATCCTCATCAAACCATCCATTGATCGGCGTGATTTTGAGGCTGGCATAGACTGGCTTTGCTTCTTCCGCATCTTTGGATTTACGCTGCACAATCTGGAGTGGCTCTCCGTTTTTGCTAGGCACAATGCTTACCTCAATTTCAAGCGCGCCCTTCCATGCGGACGACCCCCGCGCCCGGTGCTGGGCCTCATCTGAAACGCCGGTATGATGGACCAGGACGACCGTGCAGTTAAATTCCCGCATCAGGGCTGCACAAGCATCGATCATGGTCTTTGCATCCTGTGCGCTGTTTTCATCGCCAGCCAAGAAGCGGTGAAGCGTATCAATGCCGATGATGGATGGCGGTTCCGGCAATGCCCGGATCGCCTCGACGACGCGCTGATACCCCTCTGGCGTGTTGAGATCACACCCGGCCTTTGATAGCCACATGTTCAGGCTCTTTGCGCCGTGGTGTTGCTTCCATGCCGCGATGCGTGATCTAAGGCCGTGATGCCCTTCACCGGCTAGGTAGACGGCTGGCCCGGTTTTTACCTTGTGACCATTCCAATCGGCTTTGCCCGATGCGATGTGGAGGAACCAATCCAGCACAACGAAGGTCTTGCCCCCGCCCGATGGGCCGTGAACCATCATAAGGGCCTGTTCTTGCACCCAGTGCTTGACCAGCCATTTGATTGGCGCGGGCTTGGTGCAGAACTCATCCGCTGGAACGAGCCAATCGGTTTCCGGTGGTTGCAGCAGGATTTTAAGATCATGCCCGGCAGCGACATAATCATTTGCATCGCCATCGATCGGGATCATGACCACCCGCGCCCCGAATTTGGCCGATGCCTGATCGGCGTATTTCTGACCCGTGCCGGATGCGTCATTATCAGCGACAATCACAATCTCTTGCATTGCCCCTAATTTCTCGCGGGCTGCGCCGACGACGGGAACGAGGTTGGAGGCCGAATAAGAGACAATGCAGGGTCTCCCTGTCACTTCATGGATGGTGGCCGCAGTTGCGAAGCCTTCAGCCACATAGACCACGCCGGGATCGTCCATTGTCCCGACCATCCATGAGCAACCACCAGTCTGCCCACCGCTGTGGTAAAGTTTATTCCCGTCTTGGTCGATATACTGGATCGATGCAATAACGCCATCTGGTGTAAAGAGCGGAACCATCAAGCGGCCATCGCCCGTGACCCTTGCGCCATGCGTCGAGATGCCTTTGCGGGCGAGATATGGATGATCCGGGCTTGCCCCCATTCCTTCCGACCAGATTAATTCAACTGTCCCAGATGTGACTTCGCGCTGTAGTTTCATAGCCGCATTGCGAACGGCGATTGCCTCGGCCAAGCGCCTGGCATGTGCCATTTCTTCCGCTGGCGTTAATGACCGCCCGACATTGGCCTTCCAAGGAACTTCAATCCCAGCGCGCCAGCAGCCAAAGCGACCAGCTGGGATGCCATCGGCATAGGCAACGTACCAGCCAGACTTATCATTGCCCGGCTTGCCCTTTGTCCCAGATAGGAAGCGATGCAACTTGCCGTCAAATTGAATATCCTTTGGCGGCGTCTCAATGCCATGCTTCCGCATTGCATCAATGAACTGCACTTCCGGCGGATCATACTGCACTTCCGGTGGTGGCGACCAAGGGCCACCGAGAATGTTTTTAAGATCAGCCATGATCCACCCCGCGCAGATAATCAGAGAGGGTTTTTAACGTCGAGTAGCTGGGGTTCTGATTGGTCCCAGCTCTAATTGCCCCAATGGTGTTGCGGTGAATGCCGGTGCGCTCTGCCACCTTCTCAACATTGCGGTCGTCCAATAGTGTCCGAATCTGCTCTAAAGTGAACAATTTTACCTCCTGTGATTTTTTGCACATTAAGGGCTTTACATCCATAAGATGTGCTTGTAAATAGACATCATGCACCGACTGGATGGTCCGACAGGTGCAAGCAAACGGAGAGCCTCAATGGCGATCAATCTAAAGAAAACCGGCGGGCTAACCGCCAATGGCGTTAAGTTGCTTGCTTATGGTCAAGCGGGCGCAGGCAAGACTTCACTGATCCGCACATTGCCTAACCCGGTGGTGCTGTCAGCGGAAGGCGGCTTGCTTTCGATCCAAGATGCAGATATCCCATTTATTGAGATTGCCAACATGGATGATCTGCGGGAAGCCTATGAATGGTGCAAGGATAGCACCGAGGCAACTCACTTTGAGTCGGTCGCGCTGGACAGCATTTCGGAAGTTGCCGAGGTGGTGCTTCAGTATGAATTGAAGCGCAATAAGGATGGTCGGGCTGCATATGGTGAACTTAACACCGTCATGCAGGAACTGATCCGCGCCTTTCGCGATCTGCCGGGCAAACATGTTTATATGTCGGCCAAGTTGGAAAAGAGCCAAGATGAGATGGGGAAATTGCTCTATAACCCCTCCATGCCGGGTAAGTCACTGACACAGGGCTTGCCATATTTCTTTGATGAAGTGATGGCGCTGCGGGTCGAACGTGATGCGGAAGGTAACACCCAGCGCGCCATCATGTGCGATAGCGACGGCATTTGGCTTGCCAAGGATCGTTCTGGTAAGTTGGATATGTGGGAAGCGCCTGATCTTGGGGCTATCATTGCCAAGATTGGGGGTGTGATTTGACCATCTCCATCCACCAGCAATGGTTGAACGCAAAAGCCATTGAGGCCGCAGCGATCAAGACCCGGCGCGACCTTGAGGATCAGTTGATTGCGCTTTATCATTTCGAGCCATCGACCGAAGGCACGAAGAACTTTGAGGCTGATAATTACGCCATCAAGATCGTGGGCCGGATCGACCGCAAGGTTGATGCAGATAAGCTAACCGAACTGGCTCAAGAGAATGGGATTATCGACCATCTCTCCAGCCTGTTTCGTTGGAAGCCTGAAATTAATATGGCGGTTTGGAAAGCAACCGATAAGTCAATTACCGATGTTTTAGCCGAGGCGATCACCGCCAAGGCTGGGCGTCCTTCTTTCACAATCACAATTAAGGAATAAGACAATGGCATTTATTGGCGAAGCATTTAACGTCGACGATCTTCCGGTTTCGGAACGCTCCTATGACCTGATCCCGGACGGATGGTACTCGGCAACCATCTCCAAGGCCGAACTTGGCATGACCAAGGCTGGCACTGGGCAAAAGATCGATCTGCGCTTTGACATCACCGGGCCAAGCCAGCAGGGCCGGGTTATCTTTCAGGCGGTCAACATCCGCAACCAGAACGTCGTCGCGGAGCAGATCGGGCGCGAACAACTGGGGAACATCATGCGCGCCATCGGTTTGGGCAAGGTTGAAGATACCGACCAACTGATTGGCGGCAGCCTCATGATTAAGATCAAGATCAAGGAGCCGACGCCCAAGGACATCGCAGCGGGCTATACCGAGAAGAAGAACGACATTGCCGGTTATAAGGCGTTGGAAGGTGGCGCATTGCCTCGCCCTGTGGCTGCTACGGCTGCACCAGCGGCAACATCAGCACCGGGTGGCGCGAAGCCTCCTTGGGCGCGTTGATATAAAATATCCCCGGCTGATGGGAGTTAATTTCACCAGCCGGGGACTTTGGAGAGACTGACAATGACCAAACTGCCAGACCCTGTGCATAGCATATCCAGCTTGATTGATAAATACCATGAAAGCCTGCAAGAGAAGCCCCGCCCGCATATGGGTTGCAGCCTGCTTGGACATTCATGCGACCGCTATTTGTGGCTGAATTTCCGCTGGGCTGTGCAGGAGAAATTTGATGGTCGCGTCCTGCGCCTATTCCGCCGTGGCCATATGGAAGAGGCAACGATTGTTTCTGACTTGAAGGCTATCGGGGTCGATATTCGGTTTACTGGAAAGGTCCAGCGCCGGGTTGACTTTGATGCACATGTTTCAGGCTCATTGGATGGGATCATTGAAAATGGCGTGCCGGAAGCGCCCCTAAAGCGTCATGTTGCTGAGTTTAAGACCCATTCGAAAAAGTCATTTGAGGCGGTGGTAAAGGACGGCGTGGTTAAGTCCAAGCCGATGCACCATGTTCAGATGCAAATCTACATGCACGGAACGGGCATTGACCGGGCGCTGTATATCGCCATTTGTAAAGATGATGACCGAATTTATACAGA